TTATAAAAGCGTCAATGGCAGAAATGTAAGGGCTGAAAGGATCAAGCCGGTAAATAGGAATGAAGCGAACCTCCCGCTGATCGACATTACGTCACTGCTGTCGTCGAGGCGCGCAATCAGCTGTTCCGTTTTGACGACGCCGAATGCCATAGCCAATACGCACGTCCCTATACCAATCCAGCCGGCCACCTTGCCATAGGCGATCCACGACGCCGGGACAATGGCGGCAGGAAGGTAGGGAAGTATCAGTAGGCGATAGCCTAGATAATGGCTGGCCAATTTTATGACTAAGGCTTCGACGAGATTCGCAGGTTTTCGAGGATTGGAGTTTCTCGGCCTACTGTTTCGCGCTTTTGCGGTTTTCATCGTTCCTAGTCTAAATACAATCGGTCCCGGTGAGCGGGTGCTAGGTACCATTTCTCAGTAGGTTGTTCCTCCAAGGCATCCTGGAAATTTGGAAGTGGGAGCAACTCAGGAAGGGGAGCCGTTCACGGCTTCCTGCGAACGGACGCGTGTTCTGACTGAGGGGCCGGATTTGTTGTTCCAAGCCCGAGTCCGCCCCAGCAACCGGTCGGCTCGGAGCGGCCACAAGGAATTTAGAATGGCGGAAGGCAGTGAGAGTCGAACTCGTTGTTTGCGGCTGCTTTATTCACCAATGTCGCGCATTGCTTGGCGTTTGGCTTGCTGGGTTCCGCTTAACTCGGCTTTGGTCCGCAGTGTTTTCGACACTTTTTCGACACACTGGCAGGTTGTCTAGTTTCTGTTGTTCAGCTGGTAACGCATTTTGCATTCTCGCCTCTTGATGCTTCCTTCTTTTCCTATGTATGAACAGATCCAGTCTTCTGGCCGATCTTCTTTCCCTACTACTACGATTTCTTTCTTTGTCCTGGTTGTGTTCGGCTTGCTGGCTGAGTCGTCCAGCATGGGTTGTGGCGGCATCCTGTTGATGGCTCCGCGTCGCTGATAGTTCTGGTCGTTAAATGATGTTTGTCGGGGCTCTTGTCTGCGCGCTTCGGCTTCTTTCGTTGCGTGCTCAAACCATTCTGTTTCTGGTTTGACTACTTCTCGAAGAGCTGCTGCTTTGGCTGGAACTGGCTCTGAGCGTGCTGGCTGTGGCGGTTGGTATTGTTCGATTGGCTGCGCGGGTTTTTTGGGTTCCTGGTTGAACCACGGCGTACCGGCAACGTGGATGCCGTTCTTGATCTGGTCGATATCAACCGCGATAGGCTTCGCGAACATCATCGCTGCTGCCCAGAAGATGGCAGAACCTACTCCCATGATTGCCACGAACCGCCATGGCCCCGGTTTTTTCCGGTTGCGTAGGTACTCGGGCATATCGTCTTTTTCAGCTTTCATGTCTCGCTTCCTTGCTCATTTCTCCGGGCGTGCCAGCGCCTAGCTACTTCTGTTGTTATCGCTATCCCGCGTTTTGATTGGGCAAGTTTCGGTTGGCCTCGTCGTATTCGGGGCTTGTTTGGCCGCACTCGGGCGCGATCTGGCCACTAGCCAGCCATAGGGCGTATTGCGGGAATATCTCGACTAGGGCTGCCGCTTCCTGGGTGCTAATCCTGGTGCGTTTGTCGTAGCGCACAGTTCGCCATCGGGTTGACCCGATCTCTGTTTTTTTCACTAGCTCATCAACGCCTGCTTTATCAATAAGCGTTCTAATACGTTCGTCCATTATTCCTAATCGGTCTAAATTTGCTCTGTTGTAATATACAACCGAGTCTATTCCTGTTGTATAGTTCAACTGTAGATTACGTTTAGCTATTTCATCAGACGTCTAAACAAAGGCGAGTATAGCGGAGTAAAGCGGAATGGAAACGGACGGACTCGATACGCAAAAGCTCTACGGGGCGCCACCTTTGATGCCTTGGCAGTCCTTTGCTGACTGGATCGGCATGTCTGATGAACCGGGTGTTGTCCGTTCGTGGATTGATCGCGGCTATGTGCCCAGCGTCAAGGTAGGCAAGCGCGTAATGGTCAACGTCGCGCTCCTGACGCGTGATTTGCTAGAGAAGGAGTCTCAATGATGAACAGTCAACTGAGCCGGCCGCTTTCTTCGCTTTTGAATCGTCTTCTCACGGTCCGTCTTGCTGATTTTCGTGATGATTCAGGGCGCAACGAATTCATTCGGGTTCAAGGCTATCTGGCCGCACTCGAAGACCTTGGTGTTATCACCTGGGACCAGCTCTGCATGTTCACTGACCTGCTGCTTAATGCGTCGCGGCATGCTGGTGAGCCATTTCCGTGTGCGCTTAATGCGGGGCCTGTGATGCCTTTGCTTGTGGCCTACAAGCGGCGCTATGCGCCTCATGGTGGTCAGGTAAAGCCATCGGCGCAGGTGCCTGCTGATGAGCTTCTCAGCGAAGTATCTGCGCCTGCCTCATGTCCCGAACTGCGATTGCTCTGTCTGTTGGTCAAGGATCGCGACGGTAAAGCCCGCTCCCTACTCGTCCACACCATGCGGCCAATGCCGCCCCGCGTCCTGCGCCCTGGTCGATGGTCGCTGGCAGGTGATCCCGGCTTCACTCTGCGAGAAACACACGCCACCCGACCGTCCGCCGAATTACTGGAGCGTTGTGCACGACAGCGGCAAATCAATTCCCTGCGTCCCGATTCACGAACCGTTCGAACTGGTGGGGTGAGCTATGTACGTTGAGCGGCCTGACTGGATCGTAGTCGGTGATTGCATTTGCTGCGGCGACACTCTCATCGTTGATTGCCGCGACTTTAAAAACGTCGATATTCCCGATGTTTGCATTTGCGACTACTGCCGCTCGCTGCCGTGCAATGCGCCGATTGTGGCCCTTGTTGATGGGGTGGTCGCATGATTCGCGCCTTTGTCGGCTTCACTGGTCACGGCATGACGCTTTTTGCTCTGCCCGCAAGCCCCGTATGTGATCTCGTCCAGTCAAGGGCGGTAGGTCAGTTTTTCGCAGCGCTTCATCGCGAAAAAGTTACCTGCCGGGCGCAGCCTTCACCCTTGACCTTGCACGAACAGAAAAAGCCTCTGCTCTGGAGTGTGGGGAAAGCTTTTCTCCCCGCGCTCCTGAGCCGTCGGCGGCAAGACTGGGATGACAAGGGCAAAGCCCTTGGTGTTGCGATAAGGATCGTCACCCGAAGGGCCAAGACAAACAGCTTCATCGTTTGGCTTGGTTGCGAAGCAATAGAGCCTGGCCCGAAGGGATCGCCCAACTAGTTAAACGAATACCGCACTTCAAGTAAGAGAAACCCCATCAGGAACAGCGAAAGCAATCTGATAGGAAAGCTCAACTTGAACAATGCAAAACGGCGCAACTAAGCGCAAACAACTGGAGAAACAAAACATGGCACGTTCAACAATGGAAGTCGCATTTCTTGGCACTCAACGCTTCGACGGTGAAGGCGGCGTTAAATATATTAAGTTGTTCTACGGCGACGAACCGGACGGTAAAACCGAACATGGCCTGTCCATTATCGGCATGTCTGCTGCGGATGAAGTTGCCGATGAAGTATTTGCTGCTGGCCAGAACTTCGCGCCCCTGGAAACAGTACGTGTTCACTTTGAAATCGCTCGCGGTGGTCAGAACAAAGGCAAAAACCTTGTTCTGCACGTTGAGGCGGTAAAACCACGCAACGCAACCGAAACGGCTCGTGCTCCGGCTGCACAGCCCCAGGCTAAGGCATAACGGGGTAGGAGGCGGCCATGCTCATACATGATCGAGTCATCTGCGACTGCTGCGGCGTAGACATGGGGAAACTCATGCAGCTACCCGCGCCACAAAGCGACCTGATCCCTGATCTGAACTTGCCGCCTCACTTCGCAGTATGTCCTGACTGCGAACCTTTGGAAGATTCTGTCGATCTCGCTGAGGTCGGCCAATGAATTTCCTCGTCTGTGATGTTGATTGGTTGCAAGGGGCTGGCGGCTCGCCTGTTTGCCCAGGGCAACTGGGGAATATCACGGCTGAGGAAATGCGGGGCCTGTCCGGTTCCGCTTTAACCTGGGATCAAGTTTCTGAGTTGCAAGGCGAAGTGATGGTGTTGTTCGCTCTTGTGTTTGGCTTCTTGGTCCTGAAAAAACTCCTGTGATATTGAGGTCACACTATGAAAATGATTCAAAAGGTTGGTTTGGGTTCGGTTGCTTTCGTTGCTGCCGGTTCTGCTTTCGCTGCGCTGCCTGAAGGCGTGGAGTCTGCGCTTTCTGCCGCTCAAACCGACGGCGTTGCCGTTGCCGGTCTGGTACTGGGCGTAATCATCGCGATTGCTGCTTTCAAGTACATCCGCCGCGCGCTGTAACCCAGCGCTGCACTTGTATAAGTGCCGTAGCAACTAAACCCCGCTTCGGCGGGGTTTTCTTTTCCAAGGATTCGCCTGATGACCATTGAGATTTATGTGTTGATAGTTACCACTCTTGCGTTTTATCTCGCGTTCTTTGGGCGGGTGTGAATATGAAAAGGATTTTTGCGGTTTTGGTGGCTTTGTTGCTTTGGCATTCGACCGCTAGTGCAGAAGATTATTATTGGAAAGTCAGCGGTTACGGTGGTGCGACAGGCTCGACGCCCATGCAAGCGGCTCAAGCGGCTGTCTCGGCTAATGGTTGGATGTCTGTAATGTGGTGTCAGCAGTCTACGCAACCAACACGGTTTTATTGTCGCGTTCAGACAAATTCACCGACTAGCCAATTAAATATTGATGTGCTTAGATCGGGTACGACCTGCCCATCTAATACCGAATACAACCCCGCAACCGGCGAATGCGTAGCGCCTGAACCTAACGCCTGCGAAGCTACTAACCAAGTCACCATTTTTCACCAACATAAAAGCAAAAACTCTGTCAGCGACCCCGAGAATATCCCGCCGCCTAGCTCTGTTTGCTCTGCTTCCTGTGAGTACACTTTTCAATACATTGTTCGTGATGTGTACGTTTATAAAAGCGGTGAGCCTCCCGGTGTCTTTCAGGCCCTGGAGTACAAGGGAAACGGTTTTGAGTGCTCTGAAAACACGCATGTAAACCCCGGCTCTTCTAGCGGCCAGCAGAACCCTGACGAAACGCCGCCGCCTGATCCGGAGAACAAGTGCCCAGCAGGTTACGTCTGGAACGGCACTTTCTGTTCGAAAGAACCGCCCAAGCCCTGCGATCCTGAGGTCGAGGTGGGCGGCTGCGATGACACCCCGCCTGACAACCCCGATCCCGGTGATGGCGGCGGTGATGGGGAGGGCGGAGACGATGGTGATGGCGGTGATGGATCCGGTGGCGATGGCTCTGGCGGTGATGGCTCCGGTGGCGATGGTTCTGGTGGTGATGGCTCCGGTGGCGACGGCTCTGGCGGTGATGGTTCCGGCGATGGCGAAGGCGACGGCGAAGAAGAACAGCCCGAATCGAGCGTCGGCGGTGAAAGCTGCGATGCAACGCTGAGTTGTGAGGGCGATGCCGTCCAATGCGCCATTCTGCGTAAACAGAAAGAGCAAGTCTGTATGTGGCGATACGGATCTCTCGAAAAAGCCCAGGTCGAAACAACGCTGAGCGGTCCTGATTACGAACTGAAGGAAGAAACGCTTCCTGTATCCGGCCTTTTCATGGAAGCGGTGAATAAAGGTCGCTGGTTGCCACAGTCCTGCCCGTCTCCTGAGCGCTTCACTGTCATGGGGCGCCAATTTGAAATGAGCTATGAGCTGATCTGCCGCTTTGCCACCGCGTTAGGCCCGCTCCTGGTCGTCATGGCCTCCATCTTTTTTGCGGTTTACGTTGGCCGCGCCTTCAAGGGGTGATTTATGCCTGTTGCGCTTCTTCCGATACTTGCCACGTTCCTGGGTTCCATTGTTGCCGGTCTTGCGTTTCGTGTTTTGGCAACCTTGGGGTTTGCTTACATGACCTATGTCGGCGTGGGGGCGCTAATCGACTCTGTACAGAACCAGGTACAGGGCCTGTTCTCCGCGGTTCCGCCCTCTGCGGCGGCCATCCTCGGCATGGCGAAAGTCGATGTTGCCATCAACATCATGATTGCCGCCGTGACCGCTCGGCTACTGCTCGCCGGCATGGATAAGGTCACAGGCTCAATCACTGCGCTCGCGCTCATGAACAGGTGAGGTTAGGCCATGTTTGTTCTGCGAACCGGGTTGCAAGGGAACGGCAAAACTCTCAACACCATCAAGGAAGTAGATCTGCGCGCCGCCAAGATGGGCCGCATCGTCTACTACCACAACATCCGAGGCTTCAAGCCGGACCATCAAGCGCTGAAGGCCACATGGGTAGAGTTCGAAGATCCGCAAAAATGGTTTGAGCTGCCCGAGAACGCGATGATTGTCATCGATGAGGCTCAAACGTTCTTCCGGATTCGGCCTAATGGCTCCGCTGTCCCCAAATACGCCTCCGCGCTGGAAACCATGCGCCATAACGGCCATGAGCTGCATTGCATCACGCAGAATCCCGGCCTCCTCGACAACCACTTCCGTAAGCTGTGCAACTCCCATATACACTACGTCCGGGGCGGTAAAGGCAAAGTCATCAAGCGCTGGGAATTTGAAAAGGTTTGCATGGCCGTCGAAACGCCCAAGCGCGACTTTTCTAATGATGGCGAGGCAACGCGGATCGTCATTGATCCGAAGTATTTCGGCGTATATGAGTCCGTCAAGGAAGGGGCCACTCATCATATGAAGTTCAAGCCGCCGAGGGCGTTGTATGTTTTCGGGGCTTGTGTCCTGTTCATTGCCTACGTGGGCTATGGCGTCTATGAGCGGCGGATCGCGCAGCCCGAAGAGCCGGACCTGACTTCTTTTCAAACGTCACCCGGTGCTGAGCTTGGTCAGGCACTCGCGCCAGACAGCGGGGGCCGTGGTTCTCCCGTCCTCACAGCGGAACAGTATATCGATATGCGGGTGCCGCGATTGCCCGATGTGCCCAGCTCAGCGCCTGTGTATGACGAGCTGACTCGTCCGGTGGCCTATCCCAAGCTGTCATGTGTGTCGTCGGCTGATTCTGAGTTCGTAAACCGAAACCGTAACCGGTTCGCGGTGGGCATCCGCGATGGGTCTATCCAGGGCTGTCGCTGCAATACCCAGCAAGGCACAAGGGCTGTCGTCTCGTTCGAAGCCTGCATGTCTTACGTCGCAGACGGCGCGTTTGATCCTGCCAAGCCAGACCGCGATGCCTACGCCGCCGCAAATTCGATTGTACAGCCCTATCCCGGACAGCCTGTACAGCCTGCTCAGGCCGCTGAGTATGTTCCTCGGCCTATCACGACCGTTGGCGGTCGCAAGCCTGGGCATTTGTGGTGATGGGCTTTCCGGTCCGCCCCGTGCGCGTGGTTTGCCGAGGTACGAGGCAGCGCGCGCGCACGGCGGCGGGCCGGTGACGTCCCTGTAGCACGTCATATAAACAGAACTGAAAGTTCGCACTAGTCATCATTATTTGGGGTTTTGAAATGGCAAAGGTTTTTGATTTGAAGCGTTTGAATCTCGACGGCCAGCACGATCCTTTCGGTAGAATTTTTGTTGATCCTTCGACCGCTGATCTCTTCGATCTGTCGAAGGTTCGCCTTCTCCGTTGTGGTGTTGATACCGTTCGGCAGCTATATCGCGGCCTGATCCGTCCTGAAATCATGGCGCTTTTCGAAAAACCCGGCTCGATGGTCAAGTTTGCCGGTGAGGTTTGGCACTCCGGGCGTGTTGGCCGTGATTCTGGTTATCAGTACAAGCTTCAGAACGCTGATCTGGGCTTTGTCCTGCTTGTCAAAAACTTCAACGCAAAGCTTGAAAGCATCGGCGCGCATTTGAAAATTGAAGTTTCGCCGCATGCCATTGACGCTATGTCGCCTGAGCGCCTGCAGGAGCGCATGGATTACTATGCCGCTGCCGTCCTGACCCATTGCGAGCGTAATCAATGCGCCGTTCATCTTGCGCTGGATCTTCAAGGTTGGACGCCTTCGCCTGATCTCGTTGCCCGTATGCACTGTCGGGCAAGAAACGTTCGGGATATTTCAGGCATCAATGAAATTAAGTGGAACCTTGAATCTGCAACCTACGGCAAAGCGCAGTCTTTCCTTTTCGGTTCCGCTGGTGGTGTTCAGATTGGCATCTACAACAAAACGCTACAGGCTCGCTCTCATGATCGTCTCGACTACTGGCAAGGAGTCTGGCGCGCTCGTGACTCTTTCGATCCTGCCGATCCACAAAACTATGATCCATCTGCCGACGTGTGGCGTGTCGAGCTGCGCTATCACCATTCAGTCATCCAGCAATTTGCTAGCGGCTCCGTTGATACGCAAAGCGGCGCGGTCATTGAAACGGATTCGTTCTCAGAGTTTTCGGCGCACCTGGACGGCCTGTGGCGCTATGGTCTTCGTCAATTCAAGTTGCTGCGTCGCCCTGGTCAATATGAGCCGATCTGGACTCTGATTCGCGATGATGTTCGGGTCGATCTTCCGGTCAACTCGCTGGTAGACCAGACGGAGTACAAGCGCTTGTACAAGACCGCTGCGGGCTTCTCCGGCAAGAATGTGGAACTGTTCTTGGGAAACTTCATTAGCCTGCTCGCACGGGAGCGCGTAGGCGCAAAAGTTGCTTTTGATCGTCTGAAGGAATGGGAATGCTGGCCGGTGATTCGCGATCACTATGCCGCGAAGGAAATGAGCGAGCGGGATCTGTACAAGCACATAAAAAACCTGCTGCAAGAACGGCATGTGCGGTGGGGGCGTGCGATCTGATGACAATCGAACAACTGCCAGATGGTCGCTGGTTTGTCGATGTTGAGCCGATTAAGGGCAAGCGGTTTCGCAAGACTCTGAAGACCAAAGCTGAAGCGCTTCGGTTTGAGGCTACGTGCCGGGCAAAGGTGATTGATTCGCCTGACTGGTCGCCGCGGCCAAAGGATCGGCGTCGGTTGCTGGATCTGGTCGATCGTTGGCAGCTGCTGCATGGCCATGCCTTGAGTGATGTTGATCGTACTGTCCTTGTTCTCAAGCGTATGGCGCGTGATATGGGCAATCCTGTTGCCTCTCAGCTTACAGGCGCAACGTATACGGCCTATCGTGCGGCTCGTCTCGCGTCTGGCATTAGCGGTAAGACTGTTAATGTTCAGTTCGGGCACCTTTGTTCGGTGTTCAACATACTGCGCCAGTTGGGGGAAATTGATTTTGAAAACCCACTGGCTTCGGTGAAGACGATCAAGCTACAGGAGCGCGAACTTACGTACCTGAGCTCTTCGCATATTGCCCGCCTTTTTCGCGCTATCCGGGAGCATTGCCGGACGCCGCACACCTATATAGTTGCTCTGATCTGTTTGGCCACCGGCTGCCGCTGGGGAGAGGCCCAGGCACTTCAGCCGGAACGGGTGCGTGATGGGGCCGTTTTGTTTGTGAATACGAAAGGCAAGCGTCGTCGCTCCGTTCCGATTGAGCAGGCGTTGCATGACCTCATTCATCGGCATTTTCAGCAGCACGGTTCGTTCACCAATTGCCGTGACAGCTTCGATTATGCGGTGAAAATGTCCGGCCTGAAGCTACCGGCTCGTCAGAAGACCCATGTGCTGCGGCATACATTCGCGTCACATTTCATGATGAATGGCGGCAACATACTGGCTTTGCAGAAGATCTTGGGTCATGCCTCGCTGAACATGACCATGCGGTATGCGCACCTTGCTCCAGACTATTTGCAGGAGGTCATTTCCTTTGGGCCGATTCGTGGGTTTCGACACTTTTTCGACACTCAAGCCGAAGCCGTTCCGGTTGAGTAG